ATATGTCCCCATGCCCGACTTCTCTCCCTGCTGCACTAGGGATATTCGAATTAACAGTGTCGCTCCACAAAACATTATCGCTATCATCCTCGTATAACGTAAAACTCGCAGATTGACCGTCTTGCGATATTTGAATAACACCCCTATACCATACCTCTGACGCCAAATTATAACCACTTTCGGTAGCTGTTTGTGCGTTATTTTTTGACGATTTCCCCGTAATGTAGCCACTTGAAATCTCGAAAAACACTCCATCGACTGGCGACGCGTTATTAATACTGTCGTGAAATCCCATGCGCCTTGTTACGTTTAAAAGTGTCGCCCCGGTCTTGAAAATAAATGTTGTTTTTTCATCCCCAGATAGTAGTATTTGCCCAGCCGTTTGACGTATCGAATATCCTCCATTAGCAACGGATGATGACAAATAAGTTATCACGCCGGGGTGTTTTTGCGTTCCTGCATAATTTGCCGAAGATGTGCCACCGTTTACGGCCTGTGGTATCCATGGAGAAACATTAGATGTTGAAGTTATTTCATTGCTTTGTTTATTACTATTGTATCTTACTTCGCTCGTCAGCGGCGCCAACATCGCTGTTTTATCAGCATCGGTAAAGTAATCAACACCTTTTACAGGCGTGTGACCGTCAGCCCCATCTTGACCACTGGGGCCAGTCAAGCCTGTGTCGCCTTTTGCACCGTCGAAATAATCAACCCCCTTAATTGGAGTATAGCCGTCATTTCCAGGGTCGCCTTTTTCTCCTTGTATTCCACGCGGCCCTGTCCCGGCAATTTGAGCGGTTATCTTTAGTTCTTGCGTTAATGTTGCACTCATGCCGTAACCCCCTTTATTACTTCAAATCTAGACGGATCGTAAAGCGTTGTTTCTTTTCCGTTTTGTTGCTTAATTTTAATGTCGTAGGTGTAGTTTCCGTTCATTTCCGCTGTATCTTCGGGGTTTAGATAGATAACCGCATCGCCATCAATAAACTCGGTTATTGTTTTTTGCAATATAGGTGATTCGTCGTTAGGAATTCGCTTAACCGTAAAGTAAACAATGTCACCAGTTGCGAATGGATATTTTGACCCGTCCACATCTTTTGCGCCAACAATAATTCCCTCGCTGTTTCCCGATATCATTGTTATATCTGTTCCATCAATTTTCATTTAATCACCTACTGTGTCGCGTGGGTAAATCTGTACGTGAACGAATCTACTAGAATAATACCTAATCACGCCTAAACCAACGTTTAAAGCAGCATCTGCTAATTCATCCACTGATAGACTAGGGCAAACTAAATCAGCCGCACCGCCCTCTAAATGAACAGAGTCTGGTACACCTCCCCAATAACTATTGCAGTCCGGGCATCGTACCCCACTGGAAATTGTAATAGGAACGCCGATATTCACGCGTAACTGCTCGATCTTATTAATTAATTCTTGGTTCATTTCTTGAGGATAACCATCGCACCAGCCGAACCCGTACTTTTCAGGTACGCAATCACAGGCGTATTCGATTTTAGCAAAGTGAGTGCTTGCCATATTTTCGGGTGTTTCGATTGGCGGTAACTCAACTGGTTTCGGGTCGAAATGTTTGAATGACGGAACGTCGCTTAACCCCAGATCAACGCCTTTATCGGTTATCATTATTTGGATCGCTTCGGTTCTTAACCCCGCACCTTCGGAACCTGATAACTCACCATCTTTAGCCCAATCTAATGTGCCAACATCTTGGGAGTGTGTTCTAAACTGAACCGAATACTTATCAGCACCTTCACCAACTAATTGTAGCTGCAACGCTTCAAGCTTTCGAGCTTCACCGGTTGTTCCGCAAACTTCATCCTCTGGGACGAATCCTAGCCATCCGATGTTTTCAACATGAGCGTTACCGTGTAAGAATATTTCTTCATCTTCTTGCTTATCAATTAATACAAAACGGATCGCTTCAATTCTGCGCGATTCGCCAATCGTTCCGGCAACCGCGCCGTTTTTAACCCAGTCGCCCCAGCCTTTATCCTGCATATGAACTTGGTATTTTACGCCTAACATTTATTTACTCGCTTTCAGTTCTTTGAGAACTTGATCGGCTTCAATCGCTTCTTTTGTTATTGAGTTGTTTTTAAACCATGCAATTAAGCTTGTAACCGCTGTAAATACGTAAGTAATAATGTTAGTTGCCAGTTCGTCGTCGATTGGTAAAACGCTATGGCCTGTCGCTACTAACATTTGATTTATCAACGCAATTATTAAAAGCGCTGTTCTGATTATTGTTCCTGATTCGATTTTCATTTATCTGTACTCCTTTTTTAATTTTTCAACGGTTTCTTTACCGATACCGTCCAATCTTTCCGCATCATCTATCGTACTTTCTGGGCAAAGATTATAAAACTTCTCTATTTGCCCAGCCTTTATCGCTCCAATACCGTTAATTTCCATTAGGTCATTAATTTCAGCATCTTTTATTGGAGTCTTGGAAAAGTATAAGCACGATAAAATAACACAGCACACGACGAAAGATGCCACAAAAACGAATATGAACTTAAAATGCTTTATGTTTTTTATTTTGTTCACTATCTGATTAACCACATAATCACCCCACTCGCTACAGCGCCAGCGATTCCCCAAACCATTGATGGTAAACGCTCGCTGTTTTTATTTAGAATTGATATAATCTCATCCAATTTTTGAAACACTTGTTTGAATTTTTCATCCGAAACAGCTACATGTTTTTCAAGCTCATGAATGCGATTATCAAAAGCATCCTCACAGGCACAAACTTTAACTTCTAGTTTCAATACTCGTTCTTCCACTGATTTTGCTAGCAGACAATCTCTACACGATTCGTCCATGGCTCCCCCTTAGATGCTAAAAAAGGGGGAAGATCCCCCTAGTTGTTGTTACTAGCCTAAAATTTCAATTGTCTTTTCAGCAATTAAGATTTCAACCTCTGACCGAATCGGATAAGATACACCACCGATTGTTTTTGTTTCCGGGACTTGCTCAAGTGTCATTCTTTCGGCCATTACCATCACGCAATATGCGTTCACTAATTTAATTTGAATCTGATTTGTCATTATAGTAACCCCATTTCTATTAATAGATTGATTGTTCTGATTTCAAAATCTGCCTGCTGCTGTTCTTCTGTTGTAGGTGTTAATTCGTTTAATGGCGCTTGTTCTGTTTTCCATTCTTCAAATGTTTTTAAAACATTCATTCCGGTTACTGTTTCGCCATCAAAAACTAACTCATAATCATATGCAGTTGCTATTTTTTGGATTAGTTCTGAATCTGTAATTTCTTGCAATGATTCGTTTTCTGAAACTTGTAATCCATAATTTTCGTTTATTGTTTGTGTTATTATTTTGGTTTTTTTATCAATTATGATAAACATTTTATCGCCCCCAATTGTTTAAATTTTAACTGCTACATAGCCATACGTTGTCCCGCTTGCATTTGCGTTCGTAGCATCTGATCCAACGAAAAATCCATCAGCGCCAGAAGTTTTAACAGAATAAGCAGCTGCATTTGCTCCAATTTGTAGCATTATTGTATATCCCGCCGTATTTGTTGCTATCCAAAATTTTGGCGTTGTTGCCCATAAAAACACAAAGTCAGTAGCAAAGCCAGTTGTTATATTACGACCTTCAACGCCATTACCGGAATAACTTCCTTTGGCTACAACACTACCAGTAACCCAACTGGGAAAACCGCTTGCCAACGCTAAAAATTGTCCGTCTATTCCTTTTGCCAGTTTTGCAGGTGTATTTGCATTGGATGCGTAAACAATATCACCCGATGCGGTCATTAACGATTGCAAACTTGCCACCCATTCCGGCGCAGTTGCACCGGGGTTCATTGCCAATTGTTGTCTTGCCGTTCCTTTCGCCAATCTCCCTGGTGTATTGCCGGCCGTTCCAATAATTAGATCACCAGCGGCGTCAATTAACGATTTTGGTATCTGCTCGTCATTCGTTACATTACTTAACCCAACTTGCGTTTTTGTAACACTGTGCGGATTTTCCGTTGCGCTAATATGCGCATTAGCTGGTGTTACAACTTTATCATTAAAAACACTTGCAAGCGCCCTGTCTGTTGTTAAAAACTCTGTTAATGCCATTTACTCACCTCCAATTAAAATTGTTCTTTCCATGTGACTTCAAATTTCTTTTCATCTGTTTTAGGTGATTGTTGCGTATACTTCAAGCAAATTAAATCACCATCAGAATCGTATAGGCCGTAAGCTGAAATACTTTCCCCGTTGCCCTCCGAAAAATCCAACACGCCTAAAACTTGCGCTGTTGTTGGCACGGTTGTCACGTCGATACTTGTAATATTCTTTTTCAGTATCTCACCCGGAACAACTGTTTCTAATCCGGTTGGTGTTAATGGTAAACCCGTACCACCATCATGGCCTGCTATTCCGAACCCAATCTGCGTAATGGTCGGGAAGGTATCCGTTCCTGCGTGGGCGGCTGCAAACTTAGCCCTTGCCACCGCTGTTGTTATTGTGTTAGCTGTCGACATTATCGCCCTCATCTTTCGTAATTATTTTTATTTCTACATCGTGTGTAATCACAATATCCGTCATGCTGCCACCTCCGTTATTGTTACATCGTTAATTATAAAATCTCTGTTTCCGTCTAAATAACTGCCACCGTCAAGCGGTATCACGCCATCAAGTTGGAAAGTTGCGGCGTTCTCAATTGCCATTGATTCACTCATTGTAACGTCATTAACCGGCGATACATCCGTTATGCATAATTCATTTAAACTAATTGTAACATCATTAGTAATATTAATCAATGTTTCAACGTCTAAAACCTCGCACCACCAAACCTTAACGCCAGCCGCTTTAATAAATTTAGCTATCTCGATAATGTTCAACATCGCTTCTAATATGCTAGCTTCAAAATCATCATAAGAAAAAGTTAAGCCGCCGTCAAGTTTTCTAACGCCATCGAGTAGATACAGGCCGTTTAAAAAATACGGATCGTCTTCGATAACTTGATATTGAGCTGTCATTTTATCAATGAAATTAGTGTTCCTAATCTCAATCGCCGCCGGTTCATTAGAATAACTTGAGTTATTAAATAACTCTGTTAATCCTAAGTAATGTTCGCCAATCAAAACGCCTAAAATTTCATTTATTGTTTCGATTTGACCGCCTGACAGGTTAGCCTTAATTTTGGTTTTTAGGAAAAGACGATACATAATATCGTCCATCCCTCCACGTTCTTCTAATACATTCTTCCCGATGTTATCAAGCGTTATACCAGTTGCTTTATCAATCTGTCTGTACAGTTCAATTTGCAAGAATACTTGATTTAATTTATCAAACTCTAAATCAAATATTGACATCAGTTTAGCGATATTGCTTTCCGGGCTTTTCTTGTAATTGCTGGTAAATCGTCTGATTAAACTCATGTTATCACCACTTTATTGTAGTCCGTAATCGCTACTTGACCAGATGTTATAGCCTTGTTAGCTGCTGTAAATGTGATGTTATCGGTTGATAGTGTGACGGTAACGTCAATAACGCCGGATACTGAATGACACAACCCGATGATTTTAGTGAAAACAACGTCGTCACCTAAACCCAAACCGAAATACTCGGTCGAATCTTCATCTAACCCACCGATATAGGAAATAATCGCCGTTTGAATGGTTGTGTTTCCGGTTGGTGGGAATAGTTCAACGTCTTTGGTTAAAACTACATTGACATAAATTGGAACCTCTGCCACCCTAGAAAATCCAATGCTATGGATGACGCCGTTGACATCTGTAATTGGAACTATCGTTGTCCCATATGCCTGTATTCCAGCCGCTTTCGTGTCAAAGATGGCGTTCGCTATGTCCGTATCTGTTCCACCATATAACATGGCTCTAATCGTCTTAGGCGGTATACTGTCAACAATTGCCATTGTGTCATTTTCTGTTACTACTGCGTCTTTTACGTTCGTTACCGCTAATAATTCGGCTTGTATTGCCTCAACCGTACTTGCCCCACCTTTAGCAATAGAATTATCGTAACGAGTTCTAAACTCTACATCTGTTTCGATATCGTTACCGCCTGTTGTAGCTGTTGCATTTGTCACAGACGTAAGCCCGATTAACGGGCTAGTAATTCCTACGATAGTCCCACTGGCCTTATTCCCGGTAATGCCAAGCTCAATGGCTTGTATTGCTAAATCAATTGTCCCACCTGCCGGGATTGTTCCGCTTGTCTGCGTCCAAAACTGAACCCCATCAGCACTTTGTATTAAAAAATATAATGGTATCGCCGTACCAACTACACCAGTAAATGTTGCCGTACCTGTTGCGTAACTGGCCGCCTTTCGAGTAATCCCGATATACTGGCCTACCCCGTCGAGTTGATAACCTTGTGCTGTGTCCTTATAAGCGGAATAATAAACGCTCTCTGCTAATTGCCACACCACACCCATTGCAAAAGAAACAATCTTGATAATCATTCCTAACGGGCTTCTTTCACTTAAATTAACATCTTGTCCGAATACACTCCGGGCTGTTGCATTCATACTTGAAACTAAATCCTGTTGTCTTGCCCTTACAAAACCTTTGCTATCTAATCCGGCCATTTATATAATCACACTCCCCTCTACTGTTCCGTTTACTGTTGTGATATCAAAATTAATCGCGACGTTGAGATTCTGACGGTCTAAATTAATTTCAAGACTTCTTATACCTTTTATACGTTCGTCCTGTGTAATGGCTTCAATAACTCCTAATCGAATAGCGTTATTATTTAGCTGTTTTTGCGTAACCAATGACCGTTCAAATCCCATATTCTTGTTTAAGAAGAAGTCTCCTAAATTAGTAGTTAAAACACGCTCAACGCTTTGCGCCAATTCCTGATTATCTGCTACCATTACCAATTCCATATTGCTGTCAAATACTAAATCATCGTTAATTATCTGTAGTGTTTTCAGACTACCACCCCCAAAATAACAGCATCGGTTAAATCTTTCTTGCTAAATGCCACTAAAACCGTATCGCCAGATAAAAACGTAACGCCGGACAGTTTCTTAGCCGTTACAATTAACGGATATTCAACGTCGCCATTCGAGAACCTTACAAAACCAACCGGCTTTAATTGTAAAGGTGATAAATTAACCACCTTGCACTGCATTGTCGTGTTAATCTCTGCAATCGAATCATTGATCATTGTTTTCATTACTTGATCTAACATGTATCCCCCCTTAATCCCATACCATATCAGTCGGATAAACTTGGCAATGAACGAAACCAGATGAATAATAACGGATCGTCCCAAGCCCTACCGCTTGCGCCTGTTGGTGTAGATAATCAACGCTCGAACCGCTTATATAACAGTCACAAGCTTCACCGGTCAAATGCAAACTATCTGGCACACCACCATCAGCGGCGTTCTGGCTTGGACATCTTGCGCCGCTGGTAATGGTTATCCCACCGCCTACGTTATTCCAGACTTGATTCATCTTATCCTTTAACTCTGGCACACAATCAAGACCACAACCACAAGCACACTGGAAAGCACCAGCGCCAAATGCACCATCACCACCAGTAGCCCCAGATGCTGTCGAACTCTGCCCGCTCCAGTCGTAAACCTCTTGTGCGTAACGTTGTCTATTTTCCATTGCGGAACCGCCGGAACGCTCGAAACACGATTCAAAAATGTTACATGCTTCAATTGGATCGCTTATCTGCTTAAATCCATTGATTCCACCGTAATCATCGAAACTAGATGATTCCCCACCAACTGTAACCTCATACATAAAAAAGTCTAACTGTAGCATTAAATCATTATACGCTTGCCCCTTTTGGCTTGCATAAACTTCTAATGCTTCTCGACGGTCGCCCAACCATTGAAATATTCCAAAAGCACCGATACTATTTTCTGAATTAGGATCATAACCACTTTCTTGTTCGATATTTCCCATAACTCCGGCGGTCGCACCTCTTGAAAAGCCTTGGTTTTTCAGATAGTTCCAGATTTTATCTTTATTTGTATTACCACCACTTACATTTGTTAACTTAATAGGTGGCACATATCGGCTAACCTCATTAGTCGGTAGACAATTAACAGTCGTGATAAAATCTCCAGAATGGTTTCCTGTTTGCACTCGAAATAATCCACTTAACATTTTTGATTCTAACCGAAACACCGAACCCAATACAAACAATGGATTAAGCAGGCACGTTATTTTATACCCAACTTGACCGTCAATGTCGATAACCTCCGGGCTACCAATTAACCCGGTATCAGGTCTTAATAGAAAACCCGTGTCCAGTTCATAGCGGTTTGCCACTATAAAGATTATACCATTTCTGTTAAAGTAAAAGCTATTTGTTTCTGTTGCGATATCCTGCAACGCTTTTACTAATGAACTGCTGATAATCTTACCGGAATCATATGTGATGTTATTCTCTAGCGTTACGTTTCCGCTTTCAATTCCTGATTCTCTTAGTAGTTCCGTTACAATCTGCATTGCTGTTACACCAGGTGAATAGGTTTTATTAACTGTTTTTGTCAACAAAGTTAAGTTTTCCGGCGTTACCATTACTTTATAGCTGTGATCTACGCTATCTTTTCCTTGCTGTATGTCGCTTATGCTACCGCTTAAAATGTTTCCTAAGTTCCCATCATAACCGGCGTTTAATGTTAGTCTTTGCCCTATTTTAATATGTGCCACGCTGTCCGGTGACAGATTGTATACTGTCACCGTTGAAACGTCTGGCTCGTTTTCATCGCCAAACTTAACATCGAAATCCATGTCTAGGTCTGGGAACGTCTTACCGCCTATAATTAATTGCTTGCCTCGTCTAAATAATCTACTCACTGTTGCCACCTACATACAATAAAACTGTTGTCCCGAAATTGTCCCACGTGATTTTCTTAGCCGTTTCGGTGCTGTCAAGTGGTTTGATTAACGGAAATGCGATGTATGGTCGTTCGCTTAATAACGCTTTGCCTAATACCAACTTTTCACCGCTTGTTAGAACCGCATTAACGGTTGATATCGCCACGGTAAAGAAATCATATTCGGCATTGTAGTTAAATTCCATCGTATAAGTCGTTTTACTGACTTGGATGTCAAACTTATACGGTATTAAATTCTTGTCGATTGGTATATAACTAGCCATTACTCACTCACCACTGACTGCAAACCGCCGTTTTTTAAATCATTCGCCTGTGTAAATATATAGGCTTCATCTATAACGGTTATCGTCCCCTCTGCAATTCGTACTTCTTTAAGGCTCATATCGAACGATATACCGCCTTTAATGTCCTTGTTGCGTTTACTATTCATCGATTCAATTACCACGTTATTTGCTGTGTCTATGCCTACATAACGCAACACGTCACCAGCTTTTAGGTAGTCTCTTAACGTCTGAATCTTTTGGTCTGCGTTTTCTCCACAAATTACGCCGGTTATTGACATTGACAGAGGCTTATTAATGATGTGATCACTAATGTTTCCACCCTCAATAGCTTTGTCTGTAATCTCATTGGTTAGCGTGGCATTCTCATCGGTCGTACTGGAAAAAACAACGTCACCAAGCTTGCACTTTTTGAATTCATCATACCAATCAATAAAGTCTTGGTCGGTCTTTTCATCGACTATCTGAATTTCAATCGCTTCAAGCCGTAAAGATTGCCCCACGCTACCGCATATTTTACCGTCAATTGTCCAGTCAGTCCATCCAACGTTCTCAATATGTGTTCGATACCATACGTGTTTGTTCGGGTCAGCGTCTAACAAACGGATCTTAAATGCTTCCATGCGTAAACTTTGCCCGGTTGTCCCGGCTTCTTGTCCACGTTCTAACCAATCCTGCCAGCCCACGTTTTGAACATGGGCTTTATACTCTAACCGGTAATCAGATTCAACAATTAATGCTTCTAACCGCCGTGATTCACCGACCGTTCCGGCTTGTTCACCGTCGAATTTTTCCTCTGTCCATCCAATATCTTGTAAATGTGCTTTGTAACTTATCATCTGCCACCTACACATATACTGGTTGATTTCTCAACTCTAGCTCTTTACTGTATCGTTCCATAAATTTATAGAATTCTTTTTCGATATCGCTCACGATTCCTTTTGCGTTCACTGTTTCTCCTACTGTTACTTGGAAGGTAGGGCTTAATGTGATGGTGTTTCCAGAATTTCCACCGCCAACACTTGATTTTCCGCCTAAATTACCAGCCATTGTTGTTGAAACTCCGCTTGTCGCCTGTTCTACCTTTGGAGTCCCTGCGTAAATGCCATCAGCTAAACCTTGCATCATGTCCGGCATCCACGTTTCATAATAATGCAACGGGCCAACATCTGGCCGGGAAAAATGAAGGAATGAAGAAATCTTATCGGCCACCGATTTAACGGCATCACCAACGGCGGTTATGCCTGATTTAATACCATCAATCAAGCCTTGTATCATATCGGCTCCCCATTCCAAAAACTTGTTAGGGAGATCCTGCATAAAAGCAACGGCCCCATTGAAAGCATTTATTATAAAGTCAGATATTCCACTTACAGCCGAACTAATACCATCTACCGCCCATTGTACGCCAGAGACTATTCCGTTCCATATCTCCATAATCGAACCGCCGGCCTGTTGCAAGCCAGATACTATATTCGCCCAAATTTGCATAACTGCATTGCGGAAGCCCTCGTTAGTGTTCCACAAATACATTATTCCAGCAACTAATGCGGCTATCGCGACTATTATAATACCGATTGGATTTGCTGTTAATGCAGCATTTAGCAACCATTGAGCGGCGGTCATTATTCCTGTTGCTGCTGCTGCTGCGCCTTTTGCTATTGCGTCTGCCGCATACATCGCTATTAATATTCCGGTTTCTATTGCGCTTGATGCTAAAACTGCATTAAAGGCCGCATATAAACCAATTAGCGCCTTTAGCGCTCCCGTAACCATCATGGAAGTTTTGACCGCTGCAAAAGCCCCAGCTAAAAGTAACGCTACTTTCAATAACCCGTCTAGACCAACTGTTGAGTCAACTAAATCATATGCAGAATCAGCCGCACCTTTTATATTATCGGCTACCACTCTAATCGTTTCCCCGATATTATACATTTGTTCATCTAACCCACTCAGTGCTGCGGGATCACCAATTCTGTTAAACCCATCTTGCAAAAAAGAAAGTTTTGTACCGGCGTCTTCAATGTTGGCGGTTATGTTTTTCATAATATCAACAACGTTGCTGAGTGCTGGGCCGCCAACGATGGCTAAAAAGTTTTTCCATGCTTGGTTTATATTCCCTAGTTGGTTTTCGTATCCGTCCGACTCCCTCGCCGCTTGCCCGGTTGCTCCGGCCAACTCCTGCATATTTTGAGCATAATCTAACCTTGTTGCTTGCTTTGTTGCTTCGCTAAGAGTTGCCCAGTCTTTTGTTGCTGAGACTAAACCCGTTGACACTGCATATACGGCTAATTGGGTATCATTTGCGAATAAACCAATTGATTCGCCGCCTTCATAATTGCCTTTTATAAAACTGGTCATGGCGCTACTTGCGTCAGCAAAAGATTTATCATAGAAAGCCGCTGCATCTGCTGCTAATGTAACGGCATCTGTAGCTTCATTCATGGCTGATTGCGTATCTAGCCCTAATCCTTTAAACATGCTTGTCATTTGTGCCATTGCTGGGGTTAAACGTTCTGGAACCATGCCAAAAGTTTCGGCCATTTTATCAACTTCTTGCTTTGCCATCGGTTCTAATTCTGAGAAAGTCTGAGTAAATTGCGATGCGATCGCCTTTGCTGAAGCTGCCGATTCTATTGACGATCTACCGAAGTCAATAATCTTATCAACCGCAAAAGCTGCGGCTATCGTTGCGCCTACTTGCTTAACAGAATCATTTATTCCACTAAAACCGCTTTTGCTTTTTTCCATTTCTTTGTTCATTTTGTTTATTGCGTCAAAGTCGCCGTCGAAGTCTATTTTAAAAATTAACTTTCTTACATCTGCCATATTTCCTCCCTTCAAAATAAGACGCTCGTTTTAAGAGCGCCTTATTTATTTTTTATTATTAAATTCTTCTTTTTGCAATTTTTCATTTAGCTTTAACGCTGCGTTTGCTATGTCTATCTCGTCTTTATCGAGAGTTATTGCAACCTCATAAGGGATAACCCCTGATATAACAACCCTCCAAAAATCCCAAGTCTGTATAGCTATCTGCTCTAGTTCTTTTTCGCTCCTACTTTGGCCTTGATTGTTGAAAGTTGAATGCTGCCATCATCACCTCGTCCATATCAGACGCATATTCAAAGCCTTCATCTAAATCAATTTTAGGCGAAATTATAACATTTTCGGCTAAATATTTATACAGTTCGGGGAGATCCATTTCTCCGCTTGATTTTAAAAACTTTGATCTTGCCTTTAGCCACGGATAATTCGGAATACGTTGAAATTTATATTTTTTACCGAAAAACTCAAGCTCTTTCTGTTCATATGCTGCCATTTAATGCCTACTTTCTATGCTGTTGGCTTGACTGTATAGTCTGCCACGTAAATATTATATTCTCTTGCTTCTTCCTCAGGTGCTTCTTTTTTGTCCGCTGGTTTCATGACCCGGCACTTAGTACCAGACACGTTAGAAGCGTTTGTGTACGCCGATACTACTGACATAGGGAATAATGCTGCATCACCTTTTTTATTTGCCAGAGCGTCCAATAGTGGGCAACTAGGTGATGTTGGTTTTAAGGTTATCTTTACCGTACCTGTTTCGTCGTTGGTTTCGCAAAAGGTTACGTCACCTGCCGCCCCAATGGAAGTGGTGAAATTATCCTCGTTCTTGCTACACTCAATCGCTGTTCCGTCTGAATAACCAGTGATTACTTTGCCATCAATTACAACGTCGTTACTTTTAAAATCATAAGCTGTTATCATTTATTCCACCTCCTTACAGTGTCATTGTTCCGTTAATGGTTGCTTTGTCAATTGCACCAACAATGGTAGTCGTCCATGCCAAACCGTTATATACTCGGTTTGATCGGTCGGCGGTTGAAGTATCTTCTCGTTTAACAGCTGTGTAGCTGTATACTGGTACGCCTGAATCATCAATCAAAACAATTCCGTTGTTTGCACCTGTTTTTAATACATTTTCAATTACACTAACTAACATCGCAATACCAGCATTAGTATATGGAATTTTAGCAGTTCCACGTTGCAATGCTCTATACTGTGATTCCATTTCAAATTTAACCCAGTATTTAGCCAGTACAGTATCAAGATATTCACCGCCACCAGTAAAGCCATCAGTTACCTGTAAAACGCCATCGTCTTTGATGTAAGTAACTACTCTGTTTGTTCTAATGACTGCTAATTCAGCATCAGTGATAACTGATTCTGGCATACTTACAAGCGTTTTAGCTTTCAAGTTTTGAGAGCCAATATCACGCATAATCATGTAAGTAAAAGCAGCTTCGGCCAGATAAGCATCTGTCGCACTTGCATAAGCAACAAAAGTGTTAGGGCTTAATGTCGCCGTGGTCATTGTCTTTGTCTGCGTTGTGACAATATACATTTTGTCTTTATCGGCTACCCACGCATTCAATGCGGTCACGGTTGCGTCTGCGTTGTCGGTACAGGTTACGGCAAACCAATCTTCATTGATAATTAAATTCAAAGCCGTTACAATGTCAGCCGGTAAAACAGTGGTATCACCCGCAATAGCAATCTCAGCTGGTGCCGGTACTTGTGCAAAAATCTTAGCAGCTGTTTTATAGGTGTCGGTTGTGTCTGCGAAATCTGCTACAACTTCAAGCATATTATGATATGTTTCGTATGGATGCTCTGTGTCTGTCTCGAATATTAATATCTTGCCAAAAGATTCAGCAACTTGAGCCGCTGTTTCTAGTGTGATATTAACGGTGAAATCATTTAATCTACTCATTTAATCCCCCTGATTTATGTTTATTGTCTCGATTGTCTCAATTATTCTGTCGGTTTGTTCTAATATTCTGATTCTCACGTCGAACCCATAGCGGTATTCGTAATGGTCAACGATGAAAATTGTACGGTCGGTTATCGCTTCAATGCTTACAACTACTGCGTTAATGTCTTTCATGTCATAATATAAAACGTGTTGGAATAACTTCATAGCCGATGTTGCTAATTCATTAGCACCCATTGCATCAACTGCGTATGCTGTCATGCTCATGGTTAACGTCGGGTTATCGACTGCCGTTTCTTTAATGTCATAATCGAAAGTTTCGCTTGTGCTGTCAACCACGGTACTGTTAATGTAAGCACCGCCTAAACCTTGTACATAAGCCGTTATGACCTTATAACTCATGAATGGGTATGGTGGTTTTGTTGGTGTCTGCTCCATCATTATAACGGGCTTTGCAAGCTTTGTGTATAAGCTTTTAACAATCGCATTAACTACTGTTCGTTCGCTCATGCTCCACCCCTTTGCATTACATAGATGAATAGCCCGCTGTCGAAATCCTCATATCCTTTTACCATGTTGATCGTGTATAAGGTGTCTTTCCATTCAACCATTTGGCCTTTGTTAATGGCCTGATAGCTGTAAAGCTTTTTATCCTCTGCGCTGTATGTTCCACCGTTGTCATACTTTAAATCTTCATTGCTTAGCGGAACTACTGCACCTTCAAATGATACATAGTTAGTTGTTCCCTGAACCCATACGCCACCAGCTTCATAATCATAATGCCCGGCTGTTTCTGATTTCAGATAAACAGGATTTTTACCATACTTTTTAATTAAATTCTTAAAGTTAAAGTTACTCATCCGTTCACCTTATAATCAATCGATCTTATCATTTCCCCAGTGTCAACTAGAGGATTGCTCGAACCTTTCTTTGCAATTGTCATGGCTGCGTTTGGCGGGCTTCTTAGGTCGATTGCAAACTCTTGAATCTTTCCTTTTGCTACTGCACCTAAAACATTCGCGGCTTCATTCGGGTTAATGGTTTGGTCAACCACTTTAGCAACTAACTTTTCAGCTTCACCCTCGATGTATTTACGGTTCTCGTCATACCCTGCACGAATAAACGACCGCTCTGGTATGGTATCTGTCCCGTATTCGTTCCACATACCTTTATCAAGGTTATCTTGACCGGCATCTGGTAAAATACCAACGTCAATATCCTTTTTATACAGTTCTTGCATGATTTTAAGCAGTTTTCCTGTGTTGTTGATATCTTTGACGCTCATAACGATTTAAGCCGCTTATAAGGCGCTAGAACGTTTTTAATGCTGATGCCTGATTCATTCACCCCAAAAGATTGGCTCATATCGGATAAGCTTTCAGCTGTTACCCCGATTGATGCCATTGACGTTTCCAACTGATCCAATGCATAGGCGAAATCGTCAGCGTCAACCAAACCGGGGTTGTTGCAATACTTCTTACACCACGCTAGAAGTTTTTGTCGCTCGGTCATGGCTATTCACCAGCTTTCAATAACACTAACAATGTCTCCTTGTTCTGTCTGGCATCGAAGTCAACGCCTTTTGCTTTTAATTGCTCAACGATTTGTGCTTTTGTTAGTTCTTCATTGGTTGTTTCTGTTTCGGAAATAACCACTTTTTCTGTGGCATGTTCAATTTCTGCACTAACCACTTGATCAATAATAACGGGTTCCTTATTTTTATGCCTGTTTAATAACATCTTTACCTCCTAATTTAATAAAAAAGGGGCTAAATGCCCCTAATCTAATTAAGCATCAAATTTAATAGTCTGTGCTTTGGCTGTTCCGTCTACAACAACAACGGTTGCTGATTTTGTAGCAGCATCTTTTGTTGCTACGGCAGTGTAAGAGCCGCCGATAATTTTAAATACTGCAATACCCGAGGCGTTGGTTAATCCGGTCATCCCGCCAAATGTTACGGTAGCACCTTCAACGGCTACATCTGCATTTGTAGTAACAGTTAATGTAACAGTTGTCCGAACGTCAAGATTAACGGCCTTTGATTCGTCATAAAGGTAAGTCCCGTAATGCTCATCTGCTGAAATAACTGTTGATTTAGCAAGGATATCCCGGTCAACTTCTACATCTGCACCACGCTTCATAAATATTGTAAGCGCTCCGGGCTTAACGATGTGGGCTAAACCTCTTGTAACTCGTCTAGATCGAACCACTTGAGCATCTAACACGGCGCCATAAGTTCCATTAACAACGATAGAATCACCTAATTCGGTGTATCTTGCCCATGCCCCGGCTACTGCTTTTCGCAAAACAGATGCGTCCAATGGATGCATTAACATTACTTTTGTTTCGTCATCCTCATCGGTGAACAGGTCAAGCCCGTTCGCTACGGTGTCAAGGTCAAATGTACCAGGATCGTTATAAACAAGGGTTGCACCTTCAAGGCAATCAACCAAATCATTATCAATTTTGTCAGCAATTGACATTTGTAGCTGATTGGTCGCTTCACTGATTGGATCGCCTAGACCTGATAAAACGGCTTCATCGGTAATCTCTACGGCCTTAGCTGCCTTTTTAATGGTAAAGTCGGTATCGGATGTAGTTAGAGTAGTAATCCCAATAGAAACACCCTCTGCTACGTCCTCGGCTGCTCCAATGTAAGCGAATTTTGGCACAGTAAGGGTTGATCCGGGTCGCCCTGTTAATGTCGTGTCTACGGTTGCCAGTGGTGCAAATTTAATCTTGTTCGGTAATGTTGCCGAAATCATTGAGGCCATTACCTCTGGGTCAATCATATTAGTTAACTTTGTTTCTGCAAATAATTGCAAGTTCATTGTTTTAATTGTGCTTGTTTGCATTTAATTCTCCTTTTATAGCAAAGATTCGTAAAGTTTAATATTTGTTTGTTTCAATTCAAGTCGCTCAAGATAGGTCATTCCTTGGAACTGTTCTTTTGTCACCACTCCTACTGTCGGTTTTGCACTTCCTGTCGGCGTTCGTCCTGATACACGGTCGTCAATTGCTTTATCAACCGCCGTTCTGAACTTTTGCTCAAACATGTTGATATTTTTCAGCGTCACCTCTGGATTTTCAGCAACCAACATCGTTGCAAAATCAGGTGGCAACCCTTTTGATATTAAATCTTTTTCGGTTTGTAATGTCAAACGTTCCTTAATGATTTCAGCTTTTTCTTTTAGAAATGATTCCCGTTCAAGTTCAAACTCTTTCTTAGCCCGTTCTTCTGCGCTTAGTTCTGCTAATTCTTTGGCTTGTTGTAGTTTCTCTGCTTGTTCGGCTTCCCATTTCTCACGGGCTGTCTGTAATCCCTTTGTGGTCATCCGGTCCGCTTCTGCCTGTACCATCTTTTTAACTTCATCCTCGGTGTACGTCTTAGGTGCTTCAATGATTGGATCTGGCACTGCGTCCGGTTCTGGATCGCCATCTGCGAATAACTGTAAATTCATTTTATATGGTTTGTTTAACATTATATTTCTCCTTTGCCCTACCAGTTCTACGCCTGATAGTTCGTATTAGTTAGATTTTACCATGATTGCGTTGCATTTGCAACATATAGTATTACTCTCTTATCGTTACTGTCATTATACACCTGCAACCGATTGAATCCAACTTAGCTAATGGCCCGAATAACTGTCGTGGTGCTTTCCCATGACTTCCTGCTGGTGTTTTAAATTCCTGTTCGTATGGTATTGTTACACCATCCATTTTAACATGGTCTGCTGGGTCGCCTTTGCTGAATGACCGCACTCGTTCGTCTTTCATTGTTCGCCATGTCTTGTCAAGTGGCACTTTCTTATTAGCAACGTCTAAAATATCAGTTTGACCATAGCTTTTTACACGCTCACGCTCGATTTCAGCCATGTTTTTGTTCTTCCTGTAATCTTTGTCGCTAACAAGTTTTAATGCCGCTACGGTTGCCATAAACGTTAATTCTTGTTGTAGGCTATTCCTAACCTCTGCGCTGGTATTGTATGCTAGATCGTTCTTGTTCTTATCAGCCCGGGTAGTCCACGGAACTCCGCCCATAGGAGCGACAACTGTTTCTTTAACTGGCAACGTGGCGATTAATCCAATGGATAATGCCACTCCCAATTCTTCCATGTGCTTATACTCGTCCTCTGCTGATTCCAGATAAGCCTTGCTTAAATCCTCGGTGATGATTCCCTTGTTATCTTTGTATAGTTGCTTAATCAGCTTTGTTATCCGCTTGTCAAATTTATCAACCCTGCTAAACTTCATAAAACCCTCATAAGTCCAGCCGTTTTCATAAATCTTTGACAGTTCCTTTTTTAATGTGGCAAAAAACTCGTTATACTTCTGTTCCATCGTTGGCATCGTCTGTTACCTCCGTGGTTACTGTTTCTGGTTCATCGAATGTGGTATCTGAATATGAATCGGCTTCGGCTTCAATGGATTCCATTTCCGCTGTTATATCACTTACAATTGAAGATGGTAAATAAGATAACGCTGTTTCTTTTGATGTAAACCCGTTAAGCTTAATAGCCCCGTCAATTCGTGCCGTTTCGTTAATCGGCTCGTTGTACTCAAATTTCATTGACACATCAAGATAATTAAAGTTAGCGCCCCTAAAATTCAGATAGTTGCAGATTAATTCAATCCGGCGTTGTAACCCTTTTTTAAACTTACGTTCTTTATTCGCTGCTATGTTCCGCATTGCTGCCAACTTATAGCCCATTGCTACACCACTATCAGACGTTTGGAAGTTCTCGTCGCTCAAATCAATAGCCTTAGTGAACTTATGAATGTCGTTATTCAGCGTTTTAATCTGTTGTGCTGAATCTTCAACATTCGACGGCTTAACTAAAAAACCAGCGTCCCCTGATTCATCCAACAACAACACCCGATTGTTTTTCATTTCGGCTACGTCATCTGAATTAGTACCGCTCATATTTACCAAATACAGGTAAGCATCTGTAAAGTATTCGAGGTCATTTGTCTTACTTGATCGGCTCAGGTTATAAGCATCAACCAAACTCAAAACGTCCTCAAAATCACCCTTCATGCTCGAATTATTAAGGTAATCAACCACCGGAACGTCACCAAAGAAATGCTCGAACCGGCCAACCTCATTCATGTTAGTAAGTTCGTATGTAACTACCTCACGTTCATCATAGCACTCGACATATTCAGTCTCTGTCTGGCCATCGTCTGATAAGATGCTATAAACACGAATAGCCCCGATTATCTTAGGGGTTATGTCTTGATTATAAATGATTTTCATGGCTAGCGGATCAACCTCATTAAACCGTATTTTTGTATCTTCATCCAGATAGATAATCTCTTGACCTCGACCATATGTTCCAGCCTGTCGTGTCAGTTCGCTGTTCTCATCCTGCTCGTCGTTGTAATTAAAGATATCCTGCAACGTTTCCATTAACTTCTCGTCGGTGCTGGAATAAGTTACCGGATTTCCTAACAGATATCCTTGAAACATATCAACGATGTAACTTGGGTAGTTATGTACCAACTTATTGTTTGGCTTTCCCTCGTCCATTGTTCGGCTTAATATCTCATGCCTACCATCGTAATAGTTCCGTAACTTTGTCAGCCGCGTGGTGTCCCATGTTTGCAACTCATATCTTATTCTCTCTACACTTAGCATAGTTTACTCAACTTTCATAAATATTTTACCATCAATGTCAATAAATGTCGGTTCTCCGAATCCCACCCTAATGTCAACATCTTTTGTCATTATGGTTTCATTTGTTCTCAAGTCGATGTGCGCTATAAGTTCGCCTGTTTTGCTATCCGTTACCGACATGTAATTCGGTGCTTTTGCTTCGTAAGTTTCAATTTCTTTATTCATCATCTTTCCCCCTAAATTCCTAATATACTTTTGCTCATTGATTTTACTTTGTTACTCTTGCTTATCGCTTCTCTAATCAAACTTGCTAAACTATCCGGCGCATCGTCATGTTCTGCATTCTCTGTGTAGTCTAGTATCTGCGTGATATATTCTTTATCCGTTTCTTTTATAAATACAATCCGATCCCAATTACTTTTCAAGTAGGTTGAAATCTTGATATATTTGTTCATATTCTCGTGGTAATTTTTCTTTGGTGATTCGATTTTCTTATGCAAATAACCTTTGTCTGCATTTTTCTCAGTGTACATTGTCCCAGCCCGGTAATGCTTTCTTTTTTCTTCAAACCCATTTAAAACATTATCTACATGTTGTGGCTTTAATTCTCCGTATACGTATATTTTACCGTCGCTTTGTTCTTTTGCGATAGTAAATGCTGTGCCATCGTCTCCGCCGTAACTAGCATCAATATGGCATACTCCATCATATATTAAATGTGTCTTATCGCCGTTATCAACAGTGCAATTAGTAAACATCGCATCTTTATCAGCTATGTGTTTTAACTCATAGTTAGCAGAAAATAAAGAAGATGACATTTTATCCCTGATTTTTTGTATCTCATCATCACTTATTAACCCGGTTGAGTAGCAATCATATCGCTGGATGTTTGGCATCAATGTAAAAGCATCTTCTTTATGCCACGGTGTCCCAGTGTTAATAATACGACCGCCCCGATTCTTAATGTTCTGCAATTCCTGATACACCATCTTAGTTCGTTCCCGGTGCGCTTTCGATATCCGATCATCTACGTTAATAATATCATCTGTTATGATTAAATCGGCGTGTTTACCTGTTAGACTGGACTTTGAGCCTGTACCTATTAACTGTGGGCTGCCCTTTGTTCCTTGCTTTAAATTGGTGTCAATCTCAAATGCTGATTCCTTTATTAGTTCGATTCCCTTGCCCCAAATGTTTAATGATAACTCGTTGTAAAAGTCTGTCTTAAGTAACTTTGCTACCTGTAAAACTATTTCCTTTACATCATCATCAGATTTACGCATAAACATAGTCCCGACGGATGGTCTTAAGATAATGTTTAAACCAATTGCAATGGAAAGACACGTTGTTTTATAACTACCACGGTGGGCTTGAATCGTTACATCTTCTTTACTAAACAAGAATGATCTCAACCATTCATTATGAATATCGGTTAAATCCTCGAACCCGTTTTCTAAACCAAAAGCAATGGGATTATTTTTAACAAGGTCAAGATACTTCTTTTCATTCTGATTAAGCGTCGCCATCTAAATACTTATCTATCAAGCCAGCCTTTTCGGTCAACCCGATATTCCCGGAATGCTCAAACTCTTGCTTGTCAGTGTATCCATAGTTTTTAGCGATAAACACCGTACCCCCATTACCCTTATCAATGCACATTTCTTCGATCTCCATCAGTACCCAATCACGGTATCTTTTTATTGTGGGAAAAAATAAATCATCTTTTGAATAATTAAACAGCGTTTTTCTGTCAACTTCTAAAAAGTATGCAAGACCAGCCATCGTCGGTGGCTTTCCTTCTTCTTTTAAATATTCCTTGTATAACTTAACCTTATCGTCTATTTCTTGTGGCGAGTTAAAAGCTTTTGGTCTTCCACGTGTTTCTTCTTTGCTCATGCTGTTACGTCCTTTCTATAATTAAAATACATCATATTTTTTTAATGCGCGCCTTAACCTTTTTCTATTTGATCTTTTCATGTAAGGTAAAAATCTTGAAGCATTGCAATAACAATGTCTTGCAAACTTATCTTCCCACGTTAACCTTTTGTGATATGACCTAATCATAATAGTGCATCCTTTCTATAATAATCACGTTATATTCCGTTTTTACGCTATTATACCACAATCACAACGCTAATTAAAGAAAAAAGCCGTATTTCTACGGCCTTGCATCACTTCTTTATCCTGCGTTATAACTAGCAAGTAATATATATCCATCTCCATCTTTCAATTCGATTTCTTCAACTTTAAGCGGATATTGATTTTTCTCAAACAACGGGAAGTGTCTATCTTTAGAGTTTCTCGCTTCAACAACTGCCATGGCTTCTTCTTTTGATTTTGCAATTATAACAACTGCATCGAACTCATCATAATCACAAATTTCAGTGCTTATTAAAAAT